TTTAAGGGAATTTGGCTTCGTGTTTTCCATGAGAACGGTGTGCTTCGGGAGAACCCTGACATCGATGCTATCCTTATGCTTCGTCAGCTGCTTTTTGCAGCCAAGAAACTGAGGAGAGAATGCGATGAGTCGCGAACAGCTTCCGCTGTCCAAGACTTCTTCAGGTTGGATCAATCATTACGATTACCTTCCCTTAGTTGGGGCGGCGATCGTCTTGATCTCACTTCTGTCCGTAATCTATCTCTTTTTGATAGATTCCAGACGGAGCGAGAACCTGACCTCTTCGACTCAGATGAGTCTAGAGAGCAGGTTGAACTCCGACTCCTGGAGACAACTCAGCAAGTCGCTGATCTTGTCTCCACCTCCATCGGCTGGTTCGACCCAGCCGAATGGAGAGCGAAGCACGGACCAGGAGCAGTAGCAGATGCTCAACTCGGAAAAAGTTCTAAATATTCTTTTCCGACTTGGCCTGCTAAGCTGGATTGGTTCTTCCCTATGGACCGCTTTGGTTTTGCCAACGCGGGCTATTGGGTGGACCACCTTAATGACGAGCGTGGTACTCACGTTAATCGTGAAGACCCGTCTCGACTCATTGCGGTCCCAAAGACGCAGAAGGGACCGCGGCTAATTGCCGCGGAACCGACTGCGCATCAGTGGGCGCAACAGACAATCAAGGATTGCTTGTCTGCTAAGGTTCGCAAGACGCCTATAGGGCGATCGATCAGGTTTAATGATCAACGTCCTAACCAGGATTTTGCGAGATCCGCCTCCCGAACCGGAACTCACTGGACTATAGATTTGTCCAGCGCTTCCGATTGCGTGTCCTGTTGGTTAGTGGAACGTATCTTTAGGGCTAATAAAACCCTGCTAGATGCATTTCACGCCGCCAGGACCCGATGGCTTGTGAATCAAATCACAAGCGAACCTAAGTATCTTATGATACGTAAGTTCGCTGCCATGGGAGCTGCTACGACATTCCCTGTCCAAACATACATCTATACGATTGTATGTGTGGCTGCGATGCTTCATGAGCTTAACCTTCCGGTTACGTCTCTGAACATTCGCCGAATGTCAAAACAGGTCCGGGTCTTTGGTGACGACATAGTCGTCCCAACGGCAGTAGGTACTTCCGTAGTCCAGGTTCTTAATTACCTGGGATTCAAGGTTAATCCATCCAAGACCTTCGGAACTGGAAAGTTCCGCGAGAGCTGTGGTGTGGAATGCTATGATGGTCACGATGTGACCCCGGCATATTTCCTTGATATCTACGCTAAGTCCCGACCCACAACCGTAGCCACTATCGTTGAGACCTCGAACAACTTCTATAAGAAGGGGTTCTGGGTCACAGCCGATTGGCTGAAGTCGACTCTACCACAATTGCTCCAGCAAGAGCTTCCTGTGGTAAAGACG